CTTTTTCTTACCCCTACTGTTCCTAGCACATGGAACGTTTCCGGCTCCCTTAACGTAGCACCAGTGATTGTAAGCTGCGTGAGCAGAAATTCCAAACTCTGGTGCGCATAGGAGAGCATGGAGAAAAGCGTGTGGTACCATTCGTGACCTGCAGTGTTGAACGCTTTGTTCTCATCAAGTCCGAAATCCCACGCAACTTTGACTAAGTCCGGTAAACTTTTGGCCACCTTTAGTTTCCACATTTCCTCTATGCGGGGGGCCACTTTTACGTCGTAGTCGTAGTTGCTTATTGCCGTTTTGCTCCTTACCCATTTAGCCGGTTCGAGATCATTGTCTGAGTCTAAGTTGAAATCAGTGTAGTATCCTTGTAAGAATTCATCTGCTGTAAACTTGATTGGGAAATCGAAAATGTCGATGTTTGCTTCAAAAGCCTCCTCAATCTCAAACTGTACCTCTATTGGGATGTTGTACCGCCGTTCAACTGCGGCATAACCGTCCATGTCCGGATAAGCTGTCAAGCCGCCGACAAACCTATATGGATTCTCTCCTCGGTTGTCATATCTTGCGACTATTCCATGATCTTCAGCTGACCTACAAATGGATCTGTAATAAGCTCCCAATATAGGGTTAGCTCCATTTGTGGCCAATTGTGTCTTTGCTTGTCCGTACAATAAACCAGGTAGGTGGTCTTTGGGATGGTTGTGGTGATTGAGCCCGCTTTTAGCTAATGATCTAAAAATCATATTGACCCATACGTATCTACCGTTGTTAGGTATTACTACACCTGAACAAAAAGTTACGTCCAACACATTAGTCCTCATAGTGATTTCCGCCTTAGCTCCTAAGAGCTTAAATACGTTAATCAAATGATCCTGTTCCATCGCCTTGTGACAACCAACCACGTTATCATCCCCTAGTGCTATAATCCTGAAGTCGTCTCGTATAGTCATTCCTAACGAATACATAGTCTGTGTGACTATTGAAAAGGTGTTCATGCAACTAGTGTACAAGTCTCCTGAACGTCTAGCGTGAGACAAGTTTACTAGTACCTGCCGGTCCTTGGACCGTCCACGCACTTTCATGTAATTGTTAAAAATAAAATCGATGTTTTCTGG